TCCAAGATTAGTTGGAAGTATTTTAGAATAGGAACTCTGTATTGGGAGAACAATATAATCTACTTCCCAATCTCGAATATAGAGAGACCCCGTGGCCAATCCGGTTACTATCAATCCTAATCTCCGCGAAAGATTTGCCCCGTTATCTTCTAAAGGATAGCCTAATAGATGAATTCCATCCCCGGTTTGATTCGTGGCCACAGGATAAGTCACCCCTTGTTCATTAATAAGTGAAATATCAACGGGGCCTCCCTGAAGAGATAAATTCAATGTTAAAAGTTCTTTCCTCTGGAATGGTTCTCCACCGTCCTGAACTGCAAATTGAAGAGATATTGGTTGTGCCGTTGTATCCCAAAGATGTCCTTGATCGGTTTGATAAACTCCCTCAGGATATCCAATGAGCATTACTCCATCAGGTTCACCGTAAACAAAAGAAGGAACGAGATTCCCCGGAGCTAATCTTCTATTCCATGCTTTAGTTACTCCAAGATCCCATTCAAAAATAGAATAGGCTCCGCCGCTATGATCGGCGATGAAAGCCAATTTACCTTTGGCATAGGCCAATTGGTTCTGTTTAGTATTAACTGTAGTCAGTAATCCGGGGACACCATATCGAGTTTCGCCGCGCCATAGGGATTGTATCTGTCCTGAAACAGTTTGGGATAATGAAAATGCGAGAGATTTGATTCCATCGGAAGCCATGTAATAGAGGGTATAATCTCTAATACAATATGACGGATTAATTGGGGGTTGTTCTAGACCTAATGCACTAATAGAAACATCAAAAGTTCCATCTGGTAGCTGTTGGAAAGTTCCTGTAATCTGGTAAACATCCTTATTGGTTCCTACCAATAGAGTCGATAATCCAATCTTAGACATGAACAGATTTACTTCACCCAAAGCCCCGGACAATGTAAGAACCATTCGGGAATCATAGGACTCAGGATTGAGATAATCTGTAAAGATAATATTGGCCGAGGTCATCAATACCATTCGACCATTACACGGACCTTCAATATCAAGAACATTATCTGTAAGGTCTAGAATCGAGGCCAGGAATAGATTAGGAACAATATTCTCTAATATGGCATCGGCGTCGGAATCTCCATAGGTTAAGACTGGAAATGTAATTCCTGACTTGATCGACTTTCCAATAAAATACGGTGTTGTGAGAGTTCCACCGTCCAAATAGAACCAAATTTCATTTACCTGTGAATCAATTCCAGCGGTGTAAGGAGTAATATTAATTGAAGTTGCCATCGCCGTAAATTGAGGCGTAATCGGTGAGATCGGGGACGCCCCAATATATGCACCAGAATTGTACACATTAACTTGAAACAACTCGTAAGGAGTATAATTAGTACCTTGGCCACCAAATAACTGCGCATTGGAACCTCCGGTAAAATTAAATGGAACACCTAGCTGACAAGTAAGATCTGCTGCGCCGGGGAGAAGTGAAAGATTATAAATTACTCTAACAGCCTGAACATTGGACCAATCCAATCCGGCAGTGTTACCTTGTCTTTGGAAATCAACCCTAGTACAATTTAATGTTGACCACTGTTGAATACCGGCGACAAATGAAGCATTGGAATCTGTAAACCATTCGAAGTAATAATAATCCTGAGTATCAGAAACCCCGGCGCCAGGAACTTGTAAGAGAGCCTCTACTCTCACGGAAAGAACTTCCTGCGAATCAGGGACTAGAACATTAATAGAGAATAAATCTCCATCTTCCTGCATCCCTCCATCGGAGAATAACGAGAGATTAACTAATCCTACATTCTGTAAAATTAATCTATTCGTTGTCCCATTTACGGTGGCTTGGATATTGCCCGAAACCTGTAAAGTTATCGTTCCTTCAACTGCCGTGAATCCTGTATAAGATGCCGGAGCTGCCCAATTAACAAACGGGGAAGTGTTTATAGAAACTAACGGCGCTCCGCCTGGAGTATGTAAACCCCAAGGTAGAACTAATCCCGGACCGGAATCCTTAAGTTTAAGCGCTCCGCTTGATATAAAGACTTCTCCGAATCCACTTCCAAATGCCCATTGTGCAACTCCAGATGCTCCGAGTTCAGCGACGAAATCTCTAAGTATAATTCCAAGTCCTAATCCTGCATATCGCTGTTTCGATGCCCCAACGAAAAGGGAATAAACTTTTTCAATACCTTGAACATCAGTTATCTTCGCCGCCCCATTAATCTGACTAACGGCACCTAACTCGTCTAGAGTACCATTATCACATCTTACAAGAGCAGATTTATTCCCATTCAATAAATCGTCATTGGGAGACCAACCGGAAAATGTTTTTTGTCCTAATGACATTAGGGCATCTCCACAACGGTTCCAAAATTCGGGGGCAAAATTGGATGTGCTCGTCGATACGGACGTTGAATTGCACAATCGCTATATTGTTTCTGTGTCATTGCAGACATTTGGCCCATGTATTTTTGATTCAACGCCATTTGAACATAATATTTCTTTTTGAAATAATCTGCCAAGACTAAATTCTGTCCATTGCCTTCCATAGAATAGCATTTCCACATAACGTTATATCGAATAGATCTCCGATGGAAATAGTCCGGTACCTCAATGTAAGGAACAAATTCTTCAGCATACATATAGGCCGAGACAACGAACTCATTCAGAATATTAGTATCATCATAAATAGTAACACTATTACTTATTATCGGAAGATTCAGACTTGGGGCCGGATACAGCCGTAAGTTGAAATAACCCTCGAATTGAAGCGTGGCCCACCGTGGTTGGGAGCCTTCTTGTGTACGATATGTTGGCGACAGTAACGCCAACTCTTCCTGAGATACCAGATACACTTTGTAACCCATCCAAGTCAATCTCGTAATCGATTTGAGATTCGAGGGTAAAGTGTATAGGCCCACATTTGCTAAAATGTTTATTGAAAATCTCTGCCATATAATATTTATATCTTGTGTAAGATCAATCTCGGCCTGATTAATATAATATTGAATCTTATCATCATTCCAAAGCTTTCCATTAACATCGTTAAGGTAATTACGGATATAAGCTATTAAAGAAGACTTGAGAACGGATTGAACTCTCTGTGTGTAGACATAATAGTATGAGACATCTAAATAATCTCCAGGCTGAGGGGCAACTTTGAACTGTAAGGTTTTGTCATAATAGATAAAATCTACATTCTGCGTTAGAGTATTAGATCCAAAATTATTATTCAATACTACAATTAATGAGGATTGGGGATTAGGTTCTTGAGAGAGTTTAAAAATTAAATTCACCCCATTACAAAGTCCAACCGGATGTTCCCCATGTGTCGCCGGAGATGTCACGGGGTCACAGATACATTCGGCGCTGAGGAAATAACGATAATACGCCGTAAGAATATCCCCATGCCTCGGAGGTCCATTGGGTCCAATAAAGGTAATAAGACTACCGTTTAGTGAATAATCAATATCTAAACACTGCAAAACCCCATTCCAATATAGCTGCAAACTCTCTGCATAGTAGGGAATATGCTGTAGGGTAAAGTAAAGATCAGGAGGCCCAATAGTAGAATGTACAGGATCAAGATAAAACCCGCCACAGGATTCTTGTTGAGAAAATAACGGAGGAGTAAAGCAATCTCCAATGACTTGATAAAACGCTTGAATAACATCTGTTGGGTCTAGAGTAACTTTAAATTCAATTGTTATCTCATCAAGCAGAAAGAAATCGGAGCCAAAGGTTTGTAGAACCCCATTCCGAAATAACATTAAAGAATCTGTCGGCTGAGGTACATCTTGTAGTTCAACAATAGAACCATTAGGAATTAATCCTTCTCCATCCTGAAACCAATTGGTCGCAGATGATTGCGTACCAGTGGTTTGGTAATAACATAATATAGGATTACCGGGACTAGGTGCTGAATAGAAAGTGATAGCCCCCACAGACAAAGAAAAATCAGTACCTTGCGTAAGAAGTATTCCATTAAGATACACCTGTAATGACAAGGGAGGATTCGGGATATGTAACAATGTAAATGTCACATTCGAACCATCCACCGGCCCCTGGGGTTGTTCAGCAAAGATAAAGTTAGGATACATTATGGTAATGATTGTGACGGGAAATCTAAATCATTCAACTGTTCATACCGATCAGGGAGCATTCTGGATGAAGTATGTACAATAAGTTCCAAAAGATCTTTCTCATAGGCTTCAAAATAGACCTGGGCTTTTTTAAGTTCTCCAATAGATTCCAATAGTGAACCCGTTGCCCCGTTCATCAATAGAGTGTTGTACGCCGGCGGAATTTGAATCCCTTGTAGATCACTTGTCAATACATCTAATCCTACCTTATAGAACATATCAAAACTTTGCCCGGCGCCCTGAGCATAATGTGGAAAGAATCCAAGATATCGATATGATTCTATCACTGCATACCAGGGGGTTCCATTGGAAACTTCCCAATTATACTGATATTTATCAAGAAAAATAGTATCTACAACTTTCAACCATCTATTCGTTGCCTGATTGAATAATCTCGTTGGTCGCCAGTAGCGGGCTAAAGACTCACAATCAGATACACAGTTATAGAGATCGATATAAATTTGATGATCCTGCCAAAGAATGCTACACTTTGCTTCAATACATTGTGCCCTTAATACAATATCCGTATATGTATCCTGGATCTCGTCATTGACCATATCTTTATCAAAGTACGTACCAATGACATCGAAGAGATTCTGTTGTATCCGGCGCCGAACTGAAAGTCTCGTAAACATTAGTTTGTGTGCATTGGCTTCTTGACTTCGTACATTGTGTTATACATTTGTACGGTCAAATCGGCCCCGGGAGAATCAGAAGAGAAGAAATTTAAGCCAAAAAGATCACTTGAACTTAAAGCATTCGTTGCCCAACCATTCACAGGCATGAACCAATTGAGGGTTTTATAGTTCAAATTTCCATCATCATAAATCCCTGTTCCTTGGCATAATGAACCACCGGATGTGGCAACGACATTAATGGTACAATACAAATCAAGGTTTAACACACCACGTGTTGTATTCCTCAAGACTACAATTCCACCCGTGAATTCTGGAGCAAAATATACAAATGTACTTGGGAAGTGCCCCATAAATGCCCTAACAGCTAGATGATAATCGGAACCACCTGAAGTATTCTGAATAAATATAACACTCTTCATGTGGTATACTGTTCCGGGAATAGTTGCAGCGGCGTTTACACCGTTAGTAAGTAAAGGTAAAGTCTGCCCTCCATAATAATTCGTCGCGGCCACCGCGACATTGATTGTAGTATCAGCATTAATAGATTCTGTAACCTCCGGGGGAACAAATAATGCTCCGCCCCCATTGTCTACAATCTCGAATTGAACATTACCAAAGTTATTTATCCCTATACGATTACCAACGTTAGCTACATTATTAATAACGCCATAATAGGTATTATAGATATTATTCCCCGACACCATCCCAAAATCAGATGAGGCGGTACCAGTGTTATTTCCAAATAGGAACACTCCGTAGCAGAATGGAGTATCGTGGCCACTTAATGCACAGTTATCACCAATAATTGTATTCCCCGTAACTACAGTATAAGCCTGCTGCTGTGGAACAAATCCATTACCGGACACAGAGACACCAGAATCAAAACCTTCGATAACATTTCCAGTAATAGTTGCAAATGAAGTCTCAACCTCAATTCCATTAGTTTGATCATGATTAATCTGACCAATAGTCCGGCCCACAACGTTATTACTAACCACCCAATTCGTTGCTACTTGAGATGCTGTTCCAATAAGTGATCCACCGCCACGGTTAATTACATTAACACAAGTATTATCCGTAACAGTTACATTATCCCCCGAAGGTAAAATAGCCGAAGTTGCAGCAGGACCAAGAGTGCCGGCGTAAATAGTATCAAATGTATTTCCCCTAACCTGAAGATAGTTTGCCCCCGTGGCAGTTATAATAGCTCCGACGGCAACATCATTACCCATATATTGATTAGTATCGGCGAAATTATGGACATAGTTTTTATTAAATTCTAGGTATGTTCCAGCATACCAGAAGAGACCAATTTGCCCATTAACCATCTGATTATCATTAACTTTAACATGACTACCATTAACACCGATAATCAAACCGTTGCCATTAATAGTAATACCAGCCTGAACTGGCTGCCAATATGTAGCATTCGGCGGGGCTATGCCAGTAACACCATTCTGGAGAACTTTATAAACTGTACAAGGAACACTTACGGAACAAGATCCATTTGATAATACCGTTTGGGGACCGCCCCCACCGACAGATCCAGTAAATCCATCAGAATAATAGGTTGCAGAATTATTATAAGCTGAAACTCCCGTAGCAAGTCCCAGACCGCCATTATTATTCCCGTCGAAACGAATGCCTTCTACAATTACCCCATCCGTCGGGGCGCCGCCGGGAATTCCAATCTGTAATTGTGTACTAGCTTGACAACCATCAATCATTTTTAGATTGGTTACATATTTATTCAATCCATGTAGATGTGCACCGGCGGTATTTAAAGTCAATCCCGGGCACATGGCATACTGATTTCCAAGTAAATCTAAATTTGTACTACCAGAATTTAACATCGCCTGAATCATCGGCTGGTCATTTGCAATCCCATCTCCAATTGCACCCCACCACATTGGATTTACTGCGGAATTTACCATAGGACTAAATAAAATTGTTCCCGTAGAAGTTACAAATACACCAAATGATCCATCAGTCGGAGTATCAGCATAAAATGGACCATTTATAGTTAATGTCGCCCCGGGGCCTACAGTAAGAAAACCCCCCTGAGGAACATTTAAATTAATACCTGTAGGTACAGTAAGATTAGTATTAATAGCACAAAACGCATTAATAATAACAGTACCACCGAAACCAGAATTAATCAATCTTGTAAATCCGGGAACATCGTCCGCTACATCATCACATTTAGCCCCGTACCATTGTGGATATACTGGGCCGGAGAATATGGCAACAGAGCCTAATCCACTGAAGATTTGAATCATTCTAGCATCAAGATTTCCATTGAGAGCTATAGTTTGTCCACTACCCGGAGAAAGAACTCCACCAGGAGTAAAATCCCAAGAGAAAGTATCTGGGTAGGAAATAGATGAAGCAATGACATAATTCTTAGCCAAATGTACAATTGTGGGGACAGAAATTGCAAATATCTTATTAAAAGCATTACTGTCATCAGTACTTCCATTGCCTATAGCCCCGAACCATTCTGGGTAAGAATCATGTACATTCTGGAATACAACTGTACCTGCGCCGGTGAAAATCTGTCCGGTTGTAACTCCGGGGACAAATGGGGCAACTAGGGTAAGAGTATATGGAGAATTAACTTTGATCTGTCCCCCGGGTTCAAATTGAAGTGAGACTTTTGATCCCAATGTAACATTGGCATTCAATGTACAAATAGATTTGGCCGGGACCAAAACCACCAGATTGACCTGTGTCAGCGCCGCCTGTTGGAATGCAGATGTATCATCGAATGATCCGTTACAAACAGCCTTTGGATTTCCCAAAGATTGAAATGGGGAGGCTGGAAGATTCTTAATCTGAGTATTGTAATCTACTAGAGTCTGACAGTATAAACTACAAGGTAGAAGTATCGACAGGAGCAATAACTTTTTGAGCATCTGGTAGCCTCCAAGTGGCATTGTAATTCTCTTCAATTGTTTGAACTTTTCCATTTGCCCTTACGGCAAACACGACAGTATTATACTCTTCAGGTTCTGGGTGTGCAATAACTCTAGAAAATCCAAATTCTCTGAGAGATTCGAGAAAATGGGGTGTGAACATGAGGGCGACGTGGAAATCGGATTCATACAACTGTCGTCCGTACAATGTTGCTTCCCAAAAATCTCTCTTTGCTTCGGTATTCTCGATGTACCTCTTTGCACATTCGATAAATTCAGGATAAGACACATAAAATTCTCCACCGGGTTTAAGAACTCTTGAGATTTCACTCAGAACAAACCTATGAAGTTTTTTAGGAATATGTTCGATTACATGGAATAGATACACTCTGTCCACAGAACCCTCGCCATAAGGTAAAGGAACGTGAGTAAAATTATGAATAAGATCAGGTTTACAAGACGTTTCAATGTCAACATTAACCGCCCCCTCTATCTTATTGGAGCCGCAACCGAGATTTAGAATTAGCATGGAGAGGCATACTCCTTTTCTTCTTTAAAGGATTCTAGGACTCTTTCTGTATACTTATCTCCACGATCAGGATTGGACTCGGCTAAACGAATTTCTTTCAACTGAGGATTATCTTCTTCACAGCGATCAATAAATAACTGTCTAACCGCTGGATAAATCACTTCCGGTTCTAAGATATGCGCCGTGGGTACTTTGGTATGGACATAAACTCCGAAATTCTTCCGTCCATAATGTCGTTGAGCCTTTAGACAAAAGTAAACATCCTCTGTCATCGACGCCGTTGTCACAAACCACGGGGGCTGGATATCTCGAAATAGTTTAACCTTAAATAACACCGTGGCACATCCAATGGCATCAACTCTAACAAGGCCCTTATCATCTACATAATCCCTATATTTATGGAAATGATGTAGATTATTCACTTCGTGATCTGGATTCTCAAACCCGGGGTCCGCCGGGTCGATAAAATGCATCGGATCAAATGGATATCCCCTGACACATGTATCGGCCATAACAACATCTTTATCGGCTTCAACAAGATGTTTAAATGTATCCGGGGTCAGGATCATATCATCATCAATAAAGTATAAATAATCTGCTCCCCAAATGAGCGCATTTTTAACAGCCTCATTTCGAGTTCGATCAATAGAACTCCTGTGGGGAGCAAAGTGAATAAATTGATCTTCAGGTTTACAATTACGTCCCATTCTAAACCATTCCTGGTTATGGGAACTATATGCCCTAGCTTCTACCTGAGTCAGAACGTTTGTTACTACGAGAGTCTTCATTATCTTCTAGCCTCTTTTTAAACCATTCAAATAATAATTCTACTTTCATCTCTATGGATGTTATTCTTTTTACATTAGCCGCGTGCATTACCCAAAGACTACCTAGTATACCAACAAAGGATATAATACTTCCTAAACTTATTGTCGGATCTACTATGATTTCTGAAACAAGAGAGAGAAACATAGTTACCTTTCATTTTAAAACTTAAGAAGGGGTCCATAAAGGAGGCTACCAAAAAGGACCCCTTCACTCTATAAGAACAATGTTGATTACATCGCCCTTACAAAGACTTTAAACCCAGAAACGCTGGTATTGGTACCAGCGCATAGGGCATTTAGCGTTGCATTAGTGGCGGAGCCTGTAGTCAAAACCGTGGAAAATACATCTGATCGAGTAAATCCACTCGCTTGTGTAGTTCCACTAGCTACAGCTTGCATGGCATTATAAAATGGGCCGTATCCCAATTGTGTTCCTGCGGATGATCTGGTGAGAGCATTAACCGCCGTCGCTTGAGAAAGAACATCTCCAACTGCAATTCCGGGAAAAGAAGCCCATACAGCAGTGGAAGCAGAACGCGTCATTACAACTACGAGCGCATTTTGAACCATTCCGTAACATACAACTTCTCCAACCTGATTAATTGCAATTGGCATTACTGCCAATCCACCAGTAAGTCCATCTAAACTTCCGGCAGTAAAGGATGATAGATTGAAAATTGCCACACCATCATCAGTTCCATTTGCCGCGAGAATAACAGGTGTTCCGGCAGCGATAGGAAATGAATCCTCGTTGCGGAGTTGAGCGCTGATGTTTTGAAATTTATAAACACCAGTAGTCGTGAGTGAAGGACCAAGAGTAGGGATTTTCATTTATTTTATCTCCTTTATCCTTAGATAGCCCAAGTTAGAGTCCGGGGCAAATTAAACCACACAGCGTGTTTACGTCGCTGTGAAGTACAAATATTACCCATCCAGAGAATATGTGCCACACGTGCATCCTGATTAACAGGTTTCATGAACTGGGTGGCGACAAAATTCGTCTCGGAATCATATTTGACAGCCATAAACTTGGTATTCAGGAATAGAGCAGTCCCGGCACCAGTATTAGGAGTCAAAGTGTTATTGAAAACGTCTGGAACAAATTCATCCCACGTTACAACTGCATTGTGGAACTTAATGTTCGGGAAGGGGAAATTATCATCTTTATCGGCCATTCGGCGATAGACTTGATAATAAGCCGTATTCCAAAGCTGGAAGGTATATTGATCTACCAGAATGGTATCTGGGGGACCGCCGGGGCCTTTTGACGCCGTATTAAATACTTGATCGGCTTCAAGAAGGAAATCAGAGGCTTTATTAGAAGATGTCAAATTACTCTGTTTAAACTGATTCTGCCACCAAGTTGAAGTTGCAGGATTAATATTTCCTACAGTACCTCCACTCGGCGCCGTTCCATCTTTATAAACAAGTCTAAAGAATGGTTCAATTCCGAGTGCCCCGTTTTGTCCAGACGCCGCCGGTTGGGCGATATTTGAACCACCGGATGCATATGAACCTTGAAGTGCGGCTTTACCGAATAATTCTTTCAATCCCAATTCGGATTGCATGATCTTAGCTTTTAGAAGATCAATAATCCGATCAGTTGAAGAATTCTGCCGTTCTTCTTTCCTCGAAATTGTAACCGGAGCGGCCAACTGTCTCCATTCGAAGAATGCAGAAGTAATACCGTCCGTAGGATCAGTAGACAATGTATCATAGCTGTCGTACCAATCCGCAACGCCCAAAGCGTACATAAGTGGGATCTGAATGGCAATTCCACCATCCAAACCTTCATACATACCATTCTCTTGGACGCGATAAAACCAGGCGTTACTCTTACTGATGTTATCAGTCAGTGTCCGCTGGTAATTGAACAGAGACGTCGATAGAATACTATCGTAATTAATAGTATTTTGCGACGGAGCTGAACTTACGCCATAAGTTGACATGAAAACTCCCTATTAGGTTAAAATAGACGCTCGTTCCTTAATGCTGCGTCTACTGCTTCTTTAATGGTTGGAAGTTTAGATCCCCGTTGTACAACGGCATCATCAACTTGTGCGGAAGTGGGTTTCACTTCTCCTAGGTTTCTGTTAATCTTGCTAACAGTTTTCTCTACTACTTTAGAGACTTTCTTATCTGAGACGACCATTTTATACAGCCCCTCAAGATAATCACTCATTGAGGTTCCCTCATTAGCGCTGAACTTCGCCGCCAATGTATTCATGGCCTCTTGATGTTCCATAATATCTGGAAATTTCTTCGACAACGATACAAATGTGGCATCAATTTCGTTATTAACCTGAATTTCATGCTGATGAGCTTGCTGTTCCCTAACCGGGGCCAATGCTTCGGCAAGTTTAGTTTCAATGAGTTGTTGAAAAGCCGGTCCAAGAGAATCGATTAAAAATCTCTGTTCCTCTGGAACCCTTTCTTTCAATTCATCAAAAACATTCTTTACAACCTGTTTCTGTTCCCTCTTAGAAACATCTAATCCCATCCTTCGGGCAATTTCGGCTGCCATTTCCTGTGCTGTTTCAGGATTTTTAAGAACCTGGAATAGCTGAATGGCATCTTTCTCTTCTTGCGTATATTCGTATTTGGGTTCTTTTGTTTCAGTTGTAGTTTCAGGGGTAGATTCCTCTACTACTTCACTAACTTGTGGATTATCCTTGACTGCGGCCCTTACAGCCTCGTCAATTGTAATTGTAGTTGCCATACTGCCTCCTATTTGCCTGTTTTACTAAACTTCGTTGATGCTGTTCCGAGCTGATGATTCATATCTTTGAATAAAGATGTTCCCTTGATGATACCAGAGTTTTTACCCTGTGTATCCCTCGTGGCTAGAACATTCTTCTTCTTCGAACCTTTTTTCATTTTCATGAAAGCCTTTCGGATATTATCCGTAAGCTTAAAAGTCCCCATTTCAGGCTGAGATTTGGGGGCAAAATTCATTTGTTTACCGGGCATTATTATATTCCACCTTGTGTCGTTGGATTTTGTAACTGATTTGTAATTTGCTGTTGGACCGGGGGTTGGGCCTGAGCAATTTGTCCCTGTCCAATTTTACTTCCCAATGCTTGTGCAGAAGCCCCTTGTGCGGCGGCGCCCAATTGTTCCATTTTTTGGACCAACATTAACTGGGCAGCTGCTTGCATTCTACGTATAACTTTTGCATTTCTGTAACCGCATTTATAAGCAGCTTCACGTACAAGCTCCGGGTCCATGCTGAGTTCGGGAAATTGCTGCATTGTCGAGATAAAGAGCAAGAATGCTTGTCGATCTTGATCGTTTTCAACAGGAGATAATGAGTCAAGCGAGATGTTAACATCAAAAGATATATCCATGTCACCATGTTTATCTTCAAGATCGCTCGATGTAACTCTATGCCAAATTTCTTGAACATCTGGTAGTGCCTCCCCGGGATCGCCGGCGCCCACTTCCATCTTAACCCACATTGGCATAGTGAATTTTTCTTCAATAGTTAATAATATCTCCTTGCCAATCCTACTCAACCATTCAGCAATTTGAATTCGCCCCCGGGAATCCCGAATCATCCCCTTTTGATTTGTAATGTTAGCCTGTGTTGCCGTGGTCCTATCGACTTCACCACGTTCTTCAGAAGATGTTCCAGAGATAAGATTGAAATCATCTTTACTAACTGTTAATCCAATACCCGAACTCGCTCCAAGTTCTGCATTATCAATTGGTTTAATCGCTGTAGTCGTATCCCCTTGTACCTTGACAAATGTTCCATCTCCACCATTAAATAGCTTACTCTGTTCTTCTTCATCTGTAATAGCAGCCCCGTTGTATACGAACTTTCTCGTGAAGCGTTTACGATGATTCCGCTGTTGCTCCCGGGCTTCATTATATTCATCTTGTGGAGATTTCCAATTACTTACCGGAGGTAAAGGATACCAACCCTCATTTAATTTATGGAATCGAAGGTCAAATAAAGGTAGCCTCTCATATGGTTCAGTTTTATGTGTGAGAGCTTGAGGATCAGAAATTAGTAATCTAACTTTTTTTCTGTTATCAAACACATGCCACATTCGCATGATATCCCCGGTGCGACATAATGCATCAACCTCGGGGCCATATTCTGTTTTGACAAAATCTGGGGATCTATGCCCCGAATAATCGAGGAGATCTCGATTCTTGAGATTTGGATTTGCCTTAACATCCTCGACTCGAACATACTCCCAATAAGCACACCAGTTACAGGAATCAAGAGTTTCTCCATTCATTATACCACCGACGTAGAAATTACGAGCATGAATTCTCTTAACGTATACTCGTTCCGCCGCTGGAAGTTTCAAAGGCTGTTTGATTACATTTCCCTTACCATCAACAAATGTAGAATTATTATCAGTATCCGATCTTAATATTGGCTTGTCCGCATTTGGATTATCTATCCAATCTGCCGAATATCCGACTTCGACAACTGCGAAACGAAAGAAAGCATCGAGTACTCCTGCCTCAATCGTTCCTGCAAAGTTTGGGATATAGGCACTAACTGCTGTATTGAGCATGTCTTCTCTAAGCAAAGCTCTTTTAATAGCGGAATCATAATCATACTCCGAACCTTGAGGCTTAGGCTTGGTGTGGTATACAGGCTCAGTAAATAATAGAGTTGGCAGTTTAATTTCAATAGCAGAGAAAACGAGATTAATTGTATACGGCTCATAATTAGTTCCACTTGGTTCCCACTGTTGGCCCATATAATATTGTTCCATCTTATCGGCCTTCATTTTCTGGGACCAGGCTTTTTTATATTCTTTTGCCTGTTTAATACGATCTAACCACACGGCTGCCTTAGTATCAGTCGAGGATGTACTGTTGGTACCGTAAGTTAAATTCGAGTAGTGATCGTATTCAGCCATTATTTAAGATTCAATCTCTGCCCCGCCAAGGGAGCAAAGTGAACTTTCTTAAAGTCATTGAAAGACTTAATCATTGGTTTAATTTCAAGTTTTGTCCCAGGCAAAGGAGAATGTGCCCCGCCGGATTTCCCAACGGCTGGAAGTTTAGATCCTCCACCAATTGCCGGTAATTTAGGAATTTGGGGTAACATTAATGAGGCACATTTCCCGGGGAGCAATATTGATGAACATAGTTAAAGACCCCGTAAAGTGGAATATACACAGGAACATAAATAGTAACGAGAAATAAATTCGGCCCACATGGAGATCCATCGGCGGGGCAAGGGGGAGGCAACGGAGAATTAGGACAAGGTAATGGAAGTACCCCTTGTCCAAGTAATAGAACTGATAGTATTAATCCCTTCATTATATCAATGCCACATTCCTCTGATATTCTAGAAAATTCTTTCTTATAGCCATAAAACTATTTGGATTATGTGCTCTCTTGGGCGCCGCCGGGGAGATATTATGATCCGCGACATAATATCTCAAAGGATCATATGCGTGATCTGGAACTCCCTCTTCCCGATCATCCGAGAACATATCTTTACCTTCCACGGAGCCTATTTTTTCTCTCTTTTGTGCCTTTAATTGAGAGATTGAATGGTAACAACCCGTTGGCCATTCATCGGAACGTTCAATAAAATATAACTTTGGTGCACCAGGGGTCCCCATTGTTGGATGTATATTTTTTGAATCCTTACGCAGGAGTTCAGATATGCGGTTTCTAGTAACAAGTTCATTATTATCTCCAGGTTGCCAACATATCGGCGGAGCGTCGATCATAGTATCCATATACTCTTCCACATGTGACCATCGAGAACCATATTTCTGCATAGTTTTCTTGGCACATTGGGGATCAATTAGATTCCTGATATATGTTTCCTTACCCGACAGCTCCGCGATATTCGCTCTATGTTCACTTATAAGAGCGTTCGGTTTATAATATTCACGATAGCAATAATAGTTTCCTTTGAAAGCAGAAAACCATAAACAGCAAGTAGGAGCACTATCACCGTGATCCAAGACGCGTGCCAAATGTCCTTGAGAAATGACCTTTTGAACGAAATCGTATTCACAATTTTCCCCTATCTTCAAAATACTTTCATCCAGGACTCTATGTATTGCTCCGCCTGGTATTCCCCATTTGCCCAGTACAAATCTATCTACCCAAGAATCATCATTCTCCATCATATCTTCAAGTAATTCAGGATCAATAGTGGCAACAGTTGTTGCCCCTTCAATCATAATGTGCTTGGTATGATATTTATTCTGAAACTGCTCACTCTTGGGATGAAAACGTCGATAGATCCAATGCAATTCACTATCCGGATTACACAAGCCCATCATGTAAGCCGGCGGTTTATAATTACCATTCGGAAAACGTGGCCAATCAGGATCTGTATCCAATAGATACTGTGGAATTATTGCCCTATCCCATCTATTAACACGGGCGGCGAGCATAATCCACATTTGTTCCGAAATCTCTTCTGCCTGATCTACCAGAACACTATTAATCTCAAGACCTCGAACCATAGCATCATCGGTATCTTTTAGATTCATAAAAAGAACCTGTGAACCATTAACAAGCCGGAGCATATTTAAACTATCTGCTCGATTTCCACCTTTCTGAGGATCATAAAGAGCCGGGGGGCATACTTTATAAAACGTAACCATTGTTGTCTGTTTTAATTTGGATTCCTCATATCGTGCCACAACAGCCCTATAATTGGGGAACGTGGCCAGAAGATATACCAATTTCATACATCCGGCCGTTGTTTTCCCATTACCGAATCCACCCGAGAACATAGAATTCTTCAATGTTACATTGAAAAACTTCTCCTGTTCAGGAGTTAAGAACTTCATCGGTACTGAGATTGTCGAATCCACAGGTTACTTCGGGAATACACTCAAAAGGGCCGGCGAAGCTTGAAGCAAGAATGCCAGAAGCCCACTGAAAAACATAATCCTACCACATTCATCTACTTTAGGATTTGTGGCAATAAAATACATAATAAGACCAACAAGACAGACTAAAAGACTAAGAAAGATTGTCATAATGTTTCCTTTATAACTTTGGGGGCCAAAATGACCCCCTAGAATCGGATCACCCCCTTACGAAGTGACAACAGGATCTGGCATTAATGAGGTTACAGAAACTTTAGCATGTGGTAGAAGTTGTTGGATAATAGTCAATAATAGGACTCCTAAATTGATATCCACTGCAATTCCTGGTATCGTCGGTTGTAATGCCTGTGCGGCTCCGGCGGCGGCCTGTTCAATGATAGTGAAGATATTGAACAGATTGAACGCATGAGCTTGAACAACTTTTGAATCTAGTTCTGGCATATTATTCTCCAGTAATTTCACCATAATCCGAATGGGCCAATTTATGACTTTCGGGCTGTTGGGTATAATCCAACTTGGAATTACCCTTAATGGATTTTCCACTTGTGAGACCATATTCGGACATCGTGTTTTCACTTGTTCCCGCGCCGCTCATCTTTCCAAACTGCCCCGGAGCAGAACTCCCTTTGGAACTACCGCCGGGCTTGGAATAACCTTGCATCTTTGACATTGTATTCTCCTATATAGAATTAACTACTAATTTACACCACAGACATATGTTAGATTTCCTGTAAATGTACCTGAACCACTAAATGGAACTCCAGAAATTACAAAATGGGCTGAATCAATTCCCAAAATAGATCCGGCAGCAGTTAATTGATTAGTCGATGCCGTACAACTTGGAAATGCTCCATACCAGGGTTCAGAAGGATTAAAAGTAACTGTACAGCCTACTCCTGGGGTTACTGCACTTGCAGCAATTTGACCTTGACCATCTCTAGTTACAGTACTAGTACATCCTGTTCCTGTAACTGCTGCGGACATACCCATATTTGGACGAAGTTGAAAAAGATTAGTAAGGTTTCCTCCCCCGTCAGCAATATAAAAATGCCCATCATCAACATAAGTAATTCCCGCTTGCGCCGCCGTATGGCCAGAAGCTATAGTTCCCGCGGCAAGAGTAATAGTATTATCAGCGCCATTAACATTTTCCCCCACCGGACCAATAGTAAGATTAGCATGATTCCCAGAATCGTTAAATTTAGGGCCAATCATTACTGTACCCGTATCCCAAGATATCCCAAATATTGGGCGGAAAAAATTAGAAACTCTAGACCACCAAGCATATCCATAAACTCCAGAAACTCCACAACCCTGAGTTCCTGGTGTAGTTCCTCCATCTCCACAACCCCAAGTAACATGACCACCATAAATACCAGGATTGCCAAGAGTTTGAGTAGGATATGAGAGATTTCCATCAAAAGGTTTATCTATTGCATAAACAACTTGAGGAAGTTGAATCGAACCAGCTGTTCCAAGTGCATTTTTAGGAATTCTATGGACAGAACTTGTTCCAATCGGTGGAGTTTTTGCCCCGTTCATTTGAACAATGTTGGCGGGGTCATAGACGGGATAGTTAATGGAAAGAGTAGGATTGTTAAATCTAGCCCAAAATGAACCAAAGGGAATCTTAACAGAATAACGAATACGTGAATTAACTGAGCCAGCAAAAATTCCATCATTAAAAATGAGATTAAAAGGAGCTCCAGAAGTTGAAAAAGGAACAAAATCTATGATATCATCTTGGGCATTTGTAACGGCAACCCCGGTGACAGATAATGGAATTGCATCGGCTGTTGTAAGTGTAGTTGTGCCGCCGCCGGCAGTAACAACTGTAGAAAAGTCTACACCCAGTGTAGTCCCGCCGCGTCCATACACTGGATCTGAAGTTCCCGCACCCTCGATAGTAATAACATCCCCATTTACAATATGGAGTCCAGAAGCAACAGTAACTGTATGTGATGTCGCGGTGGCAGTTCCAGAAGTATAAGCAACTACCAGAGGAACAGTTGATTCATTCAAAAGTTCACAGTCTAACCTAGTAATCTCCACATGATTAATATTACCAGCAAAAACCATCGGGGTTCGGACTGAACCTTGGAGCCTAGGATGAGTAAATATTAAATTTCCAGTACTAGGAGATTCACTTGTAATACAAACATTCTGATATCCCCCATCCCATTTGTCATCAGTTGAATGCCACATTCCCAAGAAGGAAAAAATATCTGCTGCCGTATCTTTCAACACATTACAGGTGCCAGCGGCAGGGGGCATTGAAAAAGAATTAAAATTAGTTATTAATCTCTGCCATCCACCATGACCATTTACATAAATATTAGCATGAGTTTGATTTGTAAACTGAACATGCTCAATGTAGGGATCAGAAACAATCGTGGGATTTGAGGAATCTTGACCTGAAATATTAAGCCCATCTGTTCCTGCATCAAGTCCAATATAACCAATATACACATCAACAATAGAATTTCTAGCCAGTGGATCGGTTGCAAATATAGGCTTTGTAGGATCAGTTTCATGAAATTGGCATCCCGGAGCAGAACCTGTAAGATTCAAACCTACACCATTACCTCGAATTGCCATTCCCGGAAGAATAGGAAGAGATCCATTTACATTATAAACACCTTGACAAGTTAACAATTGTCCCAAAGGTGCAGCATACTGGATAGCATGGGTAATATTAGTAAGATTATCTGTATCAGAGCATCCCGGACATGCCCCCCAATTAGATACGTTTAAAGATTGCTGTAAAGCATTTTGTCCTGTTTGGGTTTGTGCAAAAGTAGAACCTTGATTATAAGTAAAAGGTAAAGATGCCCCGGGAGCGCCGGTGCCATTGCCAGTTTGAGACAATTGTCCAAACACGGCCAGATTTGCCCCTATAATAGCAATACCGAGTAAGAGACAGATTAATTGGAAAGTTCTTGCCATACAATAGTTATCTTAACAGTTCCTGTAAAAGTCCCAGATCTAAGAGTAAAATTATTCGTCGGTGCAGATGTAACAAAAGGAAGATAAACTTTTGAAAGATCTATAACACGAAAGGTCAACGGGGCTACAAAATAATTACCAATAACTGATCCAGCACCGGCATTAGAAGTTGTAAAAACTAATGCTGTTCCGGGGGCATCCTGAGGATTCACTGGAACATATGTCCCGGCGGTTACAGTTGCCGTTCCACCATTTCGCTCCGCAGTAAATGTAATCCCATTCGAAGAATCCTGATTATCAATTTCAACTCCAACGAATCGAAAATTTTTTGTCGGAGTAATAGGTTGTTGAACAGTCAATACAATTGGATTACCACTGGCAGTATAAGATCCAGAGAAGGAATAATAGGTTTGGGAAAACAGCGGAGCCCCAGTTAATAATACCAACAGTAATAATTTTTTCATTGCATCATCTCAACAGTAACATGAATAGAATATGCCATTTGGGCAGCAGTATTGGATGCATAACCGAAATCATAAGTCATAGCCACGGCAGTTTTGGCGTTTACAACGGCGGAGCCTTGAGAAATCGTTGTCGTGGTATTTGTAGTATTCCCTGTACCAATTGTAACCGTATTTCCAGTTTGCGCCGTGGCAGGAAGTGTTAATGTTTGGGCGACGGAATCATCAGAATCTGTATAATGTAGAACAAATCCAGTTGTTCCTCCAAGATTGGAAGTAACAGCGCCAGTGGAAGCTACAGTTGTAATTTTGGCGGTATAAGATACCCTGTATCTTCCAGAATTGGCCGGGGTATATAGTGCATGAGTAGTTAATGCAGCAGTTAGCCCGGTTAAATCACTAACTGCAATTTCAGATGAATTATAGAATCGTCCAAGAATTCTATTATTGACATCATTATAGGTCGGCGTGCCGTGAATGGGGTTAAGAATCCGAATACTGTTTAGATTTCCACCGTGACCAGGATCGGCATTAAGATTTACAGTATAATCTCCACCCGTACCATATCCACCATCAATACTAACTGTATCAGCACCATTTAGGAAGATTACAGATTTTCCCGCCGGGATTCCTGTAATTGCCATTGCAGAAATAGAGACTCCAGATGCATCCAAGGAAATTCCATGACCCGCTGTTGTAGATTCGCAGCCGGGTTGAAGTGTTAATCCACGAGATTGTCCCCCGTCCGCCGTTTCAAAATGCATACAATCCGAACCAGAAGCGTCATTAGATGTTCCAATGAATCTGGAATAGTTACAAATTGAACAGTAATAACCATATCTCGCCGCTGCATCTACATATGTGGACCAAACATCAACTTCAGTATTGGTTTGTCCATGGAAATGTAACCCATCGTTCAATGGAAGATCAAATCTTGAATTATCAACTGAAGAATTAATCCATCCAAGCCCATCAAGACTGTTCTCAAAACCAAAAACATGAGTATTTGTTACATGAGCAATTGCTGCATCCCCGGTCCCATCTATAACCAATCCATTTCCTGAAGTTCTGGTACCAGAAACACCGTCGGCGATATTTAAATTCTGAATGTAAACATTTCTTGCTCCCTGACCAAGGGAAGATGTGATAACAATATTTCCCGAACAGGTTGCAGTATCAGTAGTAAGTGTTGCTTGTGTAGAAGTTCCAGTATATCCAGTTCCATATGCCGTCATGGAAATAATTCCACCAACAATACTGTTACTTCCTGTTAGTTTAATTTTACCAAGAGCACCCGAACCTACAGTCCCATTAAACGCTGTTACATTACAAGTTTGCCCTGTAGAACCCGTCGCGGAGCCTCCAGAAACATATTTTGCAAGAATAGTTCCACTTTTAGTAAAGGCTAAACCATCGGCGATAGTATTATTGGATTTTATCCCACCATTCGTTCCACTTACCGGTCTCGATGCTCCAATAATCCATTGGTCAGATTTTCCAAAGAGGGTATTGGTAGTAAAATAACAAGTAGTTGGTTTGGGAAAATATACGACTTGGGAATTTGTCAGGGCCGTTTGGATAACCGCCGTATCATCTGTAGAACAATCCCCAACAGCGCCGTCAGCAATAACATTATCTACGGTAAAAACATTGGTGGCGGAGCCAGAAATTGTATTACAGACAAAAGAATGGGTAGTGGTATTATACCCTATTGCATTAGAAACTCCAGAACAGCCATTTGTTCCAGTTGTTGGCCAAGCCACCGCCGTTGGAGATGCAGAACCTCCCGTTGCATTTGCAACAACAGTATCGGCAGATTGTGCAAGAAGACCGGAAAGAGGTAATCCGGTTAGATTTGTTGCCACTCCTGATGCCGGAATTCCGAGAAGCGGAGCAATAAATGTAGGACCATTATTAAATACCAAAAGTCCCGTCCCTGTTTCATTTGTTATTGCCGAGGCAAGATTGGCACTCGTTGGGGTGGCAAGAAATGTTCCAACAGAAGTCCCTAATCCAGTTAAAGAAGATAAGGGAATATTTATAAAATTCGTTCCATCACCAGAACTCGGCGTTCCAAGTGCTCCGCCGTTATATAAAACCGTTCCACCAGTTCCAAAGGCAACACTAGAACTATCAGTTCCAGTAAAAGTTAAAGTATTACTAATCGTAAGAGTTTTAAGATTGGCAATAGTTAATGTTGCCGAACTTGCCGGTTCAGTAAGCGCAACTTTGGAAATAAATGGAACTCCAGTTGTTGTAGTATTCTTGAGAACTCCCGTAGCAAGACTACCTAAACTTACACCATTAATTGCGGTTACAGTTGCTGCGGCGGCCCCAGGGCCAGAAGCAGAAACATCTCCAGTTAATGATGTAATACCGTTATTTGAACCGGAAGTTCCAGAGGAACCATATCCGGCAATAATGGTTTGGGAGAAAGAGGGAAGGGTAAAAAAGAGGAAAATTCCTAGGAGCTTAATTCTTGCCATACTATCACAATAGATACCGTGCCTGTTGCGGCAGAAGTTCGAATTGTGGTAGCCTGACGGCCGCTTGATTGTGCGGTCGCTCCTGGAAAATATATCGAGGAAAGGTCAATAGAGTAACCGCCGCCGGCGCCAACTTGATATGTGCCAACGACAGTATTTGCAGATGCATTTGAAGCAGTAAATGAAAGAGCCTCAGCAGTTCCCGTGGGTAAATCTAAAACCGCCGGGGTCCCCGCCGTGGTTGTAGCAAGATTAGCCCCTTTTTCAACATTAACTGAAAGGGCAATTGTAGATGTAATGGAGAAGGATTTAAAACGGTAGTTCTTAAGAGGCGCCGCCGGTTGTTGAATCGTGACTACACAGGCGGTGGAAGAAAGAGTACAAGTCGAAGTTTGAGAAAATGTCTGAGAAAAGAGGGGGAGAGGTAAGAATAATAAGAAAGATATAAGTGGTGTAAGCTTATTTTTCACTTCTTCCCCTTTTTCGGTGCACTTTTGGGTAATGATCTACCCTTTGTAGCACGATCAAACTCTTTAACAACACTCTTAGAGACTGGAGAATTCTTACTATGAAATAAACCTTCCTGTTTAAGACTTTTATACATTATTTTTCCCCAAACTGCCTTAAAGCCGAATCCCAATCATCAAGTTCATCCCCGGGTGTATGGCACGCAACCCGTTTTTCCCAAATGTAATATGCCGCAGTTTCCAAATCTTCCTGAGAAGGCATAGTACATTCTGCATTTACAGTATCTGGCATATATGTATTTTCCCTTTTATAGTTTTTCATTTACGCCGGCACCACGGTCATCTGGGGCGGAGCGTTCTTTTGCCTAGAAATTTCTTTATCAATATCAATGGCAAGGGGCCGGACCTGTCCAATGAGCATTACTTTTATATTACTGGACCCGGCAAGAAATTGAATATAAGTGTTTGCTTTATTAAGGGCCGCTTCCTGATCCACGGCAAAAAAGTTCAAATCATGATAGAGATGGCCGAGTTTATATTTCATCGTGAAAATCGGCCGGTCTTCTACAAGAGTTACAGCTGACATCTTTGTTTCTGTTCCCATTTTAGCCTCTTTTTATCTCGGCCTTAGAATATCCATGGCCGATTGCATATTACCATCAAATAGAAAATTAACCTGAATCTGATTCCCTTGAGATTTTTCTGGCTCCATTGCCCCGTGGATTTTCAATGCCGTGTCCAAAGCTTTTAACTTCGTAGAATCATCTTGAGTACCAGATACAATATCTGCAAGATGTAATGCCGCAGCTTCGATGGATAAACCGGAATCTTCTAGGGCTTGTCTTGCCCGAGATCCCCGTTCACTTTTCGGGGAAACATCGGACTTGAGAACCTCGCGCATCAATTCTAATGTCGGGTTTTGTTTTACTTCCGGTCTCAATAGGGGCATGTATTAATTCTCTTTCGGAATTATCCTTTCCTCTCTCTAGAAAAGAACGTAGAGGAGAGAATTGAAACCGTTCTCGAAGTTCCGATTCTTTTTCCTCTACGCTTTTCACAGGAGTATTAAGAAAGGACAGACCGAACGCCTATCTTGGCAATGGTATCATAGGACAGGGTAGATTACTAGGAAAGGATACAGGCTTTAGAATGAGGTACTTAGGCCCCCTTTAGGCTCCTAAGTAGGCTCCGAAGCTCCCGGGAGTACTCCCGCATCCGTGGAAGTGATTTTTCTCTTTTGGCTGCAATTTTTTTAATAGTAGAAGGGTAATCCAACCGAGATTCCACCAGTAAACGAATTTCTTTTTTCATCTGACAATTTCACCATTAGGGGCGGCAGTTGAAAGAATTCTTTGTAGAATTCTGTAGTTATTTGTTTTGAGATTTTTTCCATTTTCCAATTCATTTGAGTTCGAACATTTGGATAATAGATATGACAACCGATATTATACTTATATTTCAATTCAAAGACACCCTTCCCCCTCTCTCGTCGAGGGATTTCTGTTCCATTTCCTCTTGTGTCATATCTTTAACCTCTTGTAGAGAAACTATTTGGGGAAGTTTTTTCTCTAGGTTATAATTTAATGTGACAATAACCCAGGGCTTCGGAGTAATTTGGTAGAAGTGTAAAAGATCTCTCAATAATTGATGTGGCTCGGCGCCGACTGGAACGAGATAGCCGAAACGGATTTGTTTTCCGTAAATATTATTCAATCGAACATCATAAATCGTATGCCGAGGATAAGGATCAGATTGCCCCCCATCCATCTTATGCGGGGGCGGCGCGGCGGAAAAATTAACAACTTTTGCAATATTTTTACCCTCTCTCCACAAATGGTCCTTTAGTTCGCCTTTGGAATTGTATTTGTTGTATTTCATTTAGCCTCCAAATTTTAAATTTAAAATTTTAAAAATTTTAAAAATTTTAAAAATTTTTATTACAGTCCCGGGTTCCTCCCTGCGGTCGGAAGTCCGAAGTCGAAAATGAGCCGGCATATTGGGGAGGACCGGTGGCAAAGTTCTTTATGATGCAAAGTTCTTTATAAAAAGAATATACTTTATGCAAACTACTCTATAGCACAAAGTTCATAAGCAAAGAAAAGGGAGAGAAATTAATCCCTCCCTTAGATTAGAATTAGTCTAAACTATTCCTCGTCTTCATCTTCGACGGCTGATTGTGCCGACATGGCGATGGTTTTGAGATCCTCGAAAATAACAGGCATTGCCTTGATATCTTCAAGAATCTTATTGGTCTGTTCTGAACGCGCCTCAATTGCGGCGTAACGAGGAATCACTCGCCACTGAGAAATGAACTTGTAAACAGCGGCGGCATTTGCCCCGACGATTGAATCTTTGGCGTCAAGTAGAGCCTGACGCTTTCGGGCGGAGTTTACCAGTTTGAGTAAATCAGCCGAACTGAAAGAACTCAATTGATCGGCGGTGGTAAAATCCTCGGGTACAGAATATTCGACAACCTTTGATTCCTTCTGGAAGGTATCTAGGTTAAAAACGGACTTCTTAGCGGTCGCGGTCGTAGGCATGTTCGCCATCCTTTTAGGTAGGTCAAGTGATCTAAGATTTTTTGGTCTCATTCGCTCACCTCCTATTAAGATGATACTCGAAATGGTCAATTTGAGTCAAGTGAAAAGAATAAAAAAGTGAAGAAAATAATGGAATTTTGCATTTTCGCCTTTCTTTCACAGGTACGAAGATGGAATTTGAGGTATTTGGGAGGGGTTTTGGAGGTTCCTGGAGATGGGCAGGAGATAAAATGTGGGCTAAACCTATGAAAACAAAGGACTTAGCCGTTGTACCCCCCCGCGCGATTTCGTTTGGGGAACTTTTTAAAAAGATGGTCTGTAAATTGTTGATTCTAAAGGGTTAATACATATATAAAAAATATATATACTAAATATCTACCCATAGGCCCCGGGTGTAAGTCCTTTAGAATGAGGCACTTAGCATATAGCCTAAATAGCCCCCTCACAGGCTCGATTCGCACACGGTAGGGTCAACGAGTTTTCCTCCTAACCCCTTGATTCCATTGGAGATAAAAACTCTTGACTCTCCATAGACCTCATGATACCCTAGTCTTGTCCTCCCTCCGGCCTCCTACCCGAGAGGATACCCCTAGAGACCCTATGGGTAGAAAGTGAAAATTGAAATGAAATCTTGCTGTTATTGTCATAAAGAATCCGAAGGCTATATGACTAATGTCGTTCAAGGTCATTATTGCTCCGAGCTTTGTATGATAAATTGGTTGAATAAAATTCGTTTGGTTTATCATCCCTACGAGAGTTATAATAAATCCATCCTCACTGATCCAATGACTCTAGAGACGGCGAAAAAGAATTCAGCCTCCGCGTTGAATAATTTCCTAGTCGTTGGAATGTCCCCGGACGAACTCATGATTCATACACAGGTATTACAAAATGCGGTGAATGAATTATCGTTTATCATCCATAAGCTCCGAAAACATGAGCAGGACTATGAATTCGATAAGGTTCGCAACGAAATTCGAGGTCAAGTCCACAAACGAGATACAAAACTGGTTCGGGATACAGTAGAAAACAGGGATAAAGAAACAAAAATTAAAGCAGTAAAATCTTTGGGAGAAAAGGTATCACCGGATGGTCTATGCTACATTTGTCAAAACCCTTCAACTGCTCTATTATGTTCTCAGAATTGTAAAGATAATCACAAGATGATTCAAGGCTCATTGAAATTGGGTCGCTCGATTGAACAATGTAGGCAAATGTTAAAGGATATGGGAAAGTTATGAAACTGTACAAATTAACGGACAAAGACAGTTATACGCGCCGGGGAAAACACAACGAAACCCTATGGGGTGAAGGTATAACACATACAGCCAAAGGTGAAGGTGGATTGTGTTCAGATGGTGTGATTCATGCATATGACTCACCATTGTTAGCAATATTGCTAAATCCAAATCACGCTGGTATAGAAAATCCTATAATATGGGAAGCTGAAGGTGATATCACAATACGAGATTGGGCAAAGATTGGCTGTAAAACATTAACCACGATATGCAAAATAAAAGTTCCAGAAATCACTATAGAACAACGAATTACTTTTGCAATATTGTGTGCTAAAGAGGTATATACGGATGTGAATTGGCTTAAGTGGGCGGATAACTGGCTGAATGGCAAAGATCGATCCCAGAAATCTGCTTATTTTGCTTATACTGCTATTTATGCTACTAATGCTGATTATTTTGCTTATGCTACTAGTGCTGCTAATGCTGCTGCTAGTGCTACTGATGCTGCTTCTAGTGATTCTTATAGTGCTGATTATACTGCTGTTAATGCTGATTATGCTGTTGTTAATTCTGCTACTTATGCTTCGCTTTTCTCCAAAATACCAATTGACTTTCATGCGCTAGCCGAAAAAGCAATTGTATTAGGTTTTAAACCCCAACTATAGGATAAGATTATGCCCCGCTTAGTTGAAGTTTGCCCCCAATGTGGGAAGGTTAAACAGGTCCAATGGCAATCAAAGGATACACTATTCTTCAAGTGTGGACACTCACAGGGAATAGAACAAAAACCATTATTTGATTCTCAATTTGATTTTTCATCTAGAGACGGTCGTAAGGCTGCTTATGAGTATCAAGAAACTGGTGTAAAATTCTTTGTAGAGTCCAATTGGAATGGATTATGCGCCGATGCGCCGGGGTTAGGTAAAACCATGCAGTTAATACTGGCATGGAAGGAGAATATAGCCGAGCTTTCTCCATTACTCATCACGTGCCCCGCCGCCGTTCAGCATAATTGGATTCGAGAATTACATGAGTGGGGATTGGATACTGAAGTTTTTGATTCTATCAATCCAGTATTGGGCCGTAACGCTCTTATTCCCAAAGGATTTAAAATTTACATTGTCTCTCATGATTCCCTAGCAGGAAATCTCAAAGCCCTAATAAACATTGGATTCAAATGTATAGGCGTTGATGAGTGCCATAAGTTTAAGGATATTTCGTCTCAACGTACAAAAGCCTTAATTAAACTTGTTGCCGGATACGATATCTCCAAACCCCAACGATATTCTGATTTCCGTACAGTAAAGAAAACCGAGGGGCAAGGAATACCCCATAAGATGTTCCTGAGTGGAACTCCAATTATGAATCGAGCAGAAGAATACTTTCCAATCTTGAATCTATTGGACCCCGTGAATTTTCCAGATTTCGCATCCTTTAAACGATTGTGGCTATCGGATGGTCGTATCCAATCGTGGAAACTAGAACGGTTCAAAGAAAAGACCTCACAATACATTATCCGCCGAGAGAAAACCGAAGTTTTAAAAAAGCTTCCTCCCTTCGGTAGGAATTTCGAAATAGTCACAATCGAAGATGAACAGGTTAAAAATACATATAATTCAGAACTCAAACAATTCCGGTTGGAAATGTTAGAGGGAATGAAGAGTATGGAAATTTTAGGTTGGCTCACCAAAATGAGACGTTTAACCGCTTTAGCCAAAGCTCCCCATGCTAGAGAATGGGTTACAAATTGGATGGAAGATGGATTAATCAATCAACTGGTTGATCCAACGTATCCACTGAAACTAAACATCGGCGTTCACCATGAAGATGTTGTAAATGAATTATACTATGGATTGAATAAATATGGCACACTCAAACTTACCGGCAAGGATGGACCCTTTGAGAAACAAAGGATCGTGGACAAATTTACCAATGAAGATAATTTTCATATTCTTGTCTGCTCTATGTTGGCTGGGGGCGTGGGTCTTAATATCCAAGCTGCTCCGAATCTTTTGGTATTAGAGAGACAATGGAATGCGGCGAACGAAGAACAGTTTGAGGCGCGGGCCTGGAGAGACGGACAGAAATATCCTGTAATTGCAACCTATTTAGTCGCCCATGGGACAATAGATCAATTCTTCAATGAGAAAGTAGAAATGAAAAGGCAAATCTGTAAAACTACTCTCGGCGATTCTTATGATCTTACATCCGATCGTGAGGGAATGGAAGATTTAGCATGGAAGACAATCAATAATCCCTTAAAATGAGAATAGATAAACCAAAACCAATCTATATGAACATAGATAGGCCAGAACCCAAATCTTTAACCAGAACAGAAATTCTATTTCAGGACAAGATTAATAAAGAAATAGAAAAATCATTGGATGGAAAAGTAATCCAATACATTAAAAAAGGAAAGAAGGTATACAGTGCCAAATTGTAACGTATGTAAAATGAACGTTGATATGACCGTGAACGGATATTGTAAATCATGCCGTCCTTCGGTTGAAAGGGAATTAATGGAGGAATCCATGTTACGGGATTATTATTTAATGCAACAATACGAAGATGATCAAATTCGGAAAGAATTTCAAATGATTCATTCAAATGAAGGCTGGAGATAAAAATGGAAAATAATTATAATGAGGTTCCTAGCCCACGTTGGTGTACAACCGAATCTTTAAAACATAAGGTGGCATGTATAAAAGCATTAAGGCTATACACAAAAGAGATATTTGGTGTAACCCTTGGTCTAAAAGAGGCTAAAGACGTTATTGAATCTCTTATTAAAAAAACTGATGAAGAAAGCAATCAACAATTAAGAGAAACAATACAGAATTTAAGAGCAAAGGGTTATTCCTTTCAAGATATCCAACAGGCATTAGACAGAATATGGTCTGACTCTGATAAAAACATAACTTATAGTAATTCAGAGCTATTAGACTATTCAGAGGAGGTGTAATAATTCAAATCTAACATGATCCTTGGGTTCTAAAAAGGTAAGAGGGCATAGGAAAAGAATTTAGAACCCCGGGAATGATGTCAGAGAAAAAGGGAGGGAATAAATATTATGAAACTAAATTTAGATCTATTCGATCAGCCAACATCAGACATATTACAAAAAATTGTGAAAGATGCATTATCGAAGGGTGGAGATAATATCCCATCAAGATATAGAAAAATGATAGAAACTAATGCAGTATACACTTGGAAATGTTTAATTTCAGATGGAGAAGAATTAGTCGATTTCTATCGAATCCTTTGCGCCGCGCTACATTCGATGTTCGTCGCGGGAATTGGAATGAAACATTTAAATCCAAACGTGGTTGTAATGGAAGTGGAATTGGAGAGAGAAAACGGAGAATCCCCAAATGTGGGCTAAAAGTATAGTTATTATAATTTCACTAACCTTCACATGGTTATTCATTCTATTCCTCGATACATATATGCATCAGGGGGTGAAATGGTGAAACCTCTAATTAGGAAATCCTATTTCCCTGGGGAATGGAATTTACACTTTATTAACTATCGAGGTGAATATAGAATTATTCCATGTCAAAAATGGGAAATAGCCCTATTAGCATTAGCATTGGTATATAAACATTATGACCCAAGAAAAAATTATCTTATCTGCTGATAATTCGCAAATTTCCCAATTCCTGACCTGTCCCAAAAGTTGGTATCTCAAATATATCAATCATTTGGGAAAGAGAGGTTCCAATGTGGCTGCGTTGGATAAAGGGACCGTGGTTCATGCACTATTGGATGTTTTCTATAAGTGCCGGGGCTTGGGAATGAATGTAAATGACAGCTTGAATACAACATTCAAAACATTTGATAGACAAATGGAATTAGGTAAACTACCGGAGATTAAAAATGAAGATACTAAGCTCATTAAGGGACGTTTTTCTTTATACGTTACCTATTATTTGTCTAAAGATTTCAAACCTCTTGTCATTAACAATATTCCCCAAGTCGAAGTCGGCTTCTCAATTCCCCTTGTGGATACTCCGACACACCTATTCGCAATCGAAGGTAAGATTGACCTTATTACTACTCAAGAAATGTTCGTAGATCATAAATCACAAGAAAGGAAATACGATCATTATCAGTTCGACACTCAGTTTCTTACCTATGCTATGGCTTCGGGGTTAAAACTTGGAATGGTTAATTATTTCGGGTTACAAAAAGAGTTTAAAGAAGGTACAACATTTAGACGAATGTCCCTTTGCTTCTCTCATTCTCATCTTGATCGTTGGAAAGAGAGATTGCATAGTCTTTTTCTCCAAATGGTCGGCGAGCTTAATAACATAGAAGAAGGATTTGAACCCTCAACAAATGAGAAATCTTGTAGTGGTTCATGGGGCTATCCCTGTGAATTCCATACAATATGTGAGGCTACAGATTCTAGAATACAGAAAATGATCCAAATCTCACAATATGAAGAACGGCCGCGCTGGGAGCCTTGGACTATAAAGGATTTGGTAATGGAATGAGAAAAAAAATATCCCGGTGGTTACGTTACCATAGTAAGACTGTAAGAATGCTTAAGTTTATACTGATATTAGTAATCATGTTGCAAATATATAAGCTTTATCAACAGAACTATAAAAGAATTCATGTGGGTCAGGTAGTAGTTCAAAATAAGGTATATTATTATATTATCGTGAACATTTCCCAAGACCCAACAGAAAAAATTTAAGGACAAATAATGCCCAACTCACAAACAAAATCTCACGTGCATGAATTTGTGAGATACAAAGATAAAAAACAAAATCTCTATCGATGGAAATGCAATGATCCAGATTGTTATTTCATTCTGGACAAAGATAGAGTCTCGGGTAAACGTTCTCTATGTACAAAATGCAAAGTGGGCACGTTAATTTTAGACTCAATTAATCTTCAGTATGCATTTCCAAAATGTGACGAATGTAGTAATACTAAAGAAGCAAAGGAAAGAAAAAGAACGAGATTATTATTAGAAACAGTATTAGCCGAAAGTCTTGGCCAGGATATGAATCGAATATTAGGAAAGGAACAAAATGTGGACTATACCGAACCCCCTGAGATTGAATTTGGAGAAGCTCAGGGATCATTCGAGGACATTTATGACGGACCTTCAGAAGGATGATGGGCCGTATATAACCCCTCAACAATTATCATTGGCTGTGCTATTAACCCATGAAACATTAAATAGTATTTGCCATGATTTATTACTCGTAGACCAAATAAGACTTCAGCAGAATCTTGAAGAAGAGAAGAAGATTGCCATAGAAGAAGAATTAAGTAATATACCTTCAGACGGAACGGATAATTATGGGAGTATAGACTACTAATGCCCAAACTGAGTGATTGGAAACCAGGTAATAATCTGTTTGCTCTATTTATTGGTAGAAGTGGCTCCGGCAAATCCTCCGCCTCATGTTCTTTCGACATTCCTCATGTTTGTGATTTCGACGGTCGAATGGGCGGAGTAGCAAACTATAAAGATATCATTGGACATGAAGTTTTATATAATACATATCTACCAGGAAAGGCCAAATGGCCAGAAATAGATAAATACCTAGAGATTCTTAATATACCTCAGTCCAGATCCACCAAAACCGAAATCATCGCGGGGCTGGGATCTATGGCCCGGGTATTTATGGTAGAATCAATGACTCTACAAAAAGGATACGTGGTTGGGGATCAAAAATCCGGTCTTAGAATATCCGGCGTAGCCGATTATGGTTATGAATCCTCGGCGGTTCTCCAAGTCTTGGATTATCTCAAAATGTTATCTCTCTCAATGAATGTTATTTGTGAAGCCCATATTTTAGATAAATATGGTAAACCAGGACTTGAAGACACCGGAGCGATGACCCCGCTGGAATTAGAGAGTTGGAAAAAACAAATCTTAGAGTCAGTAATCTTAGGAGAGAAACTCGATCTTCGTGACAAACTCGAAAATGTAGTCCACGGGAAATTTGATGAGGTCTACAGATTCGAGAAACGAGAGGAAAAAGGAAAGGATAAATTCTATGTAAAATTCAAAGGTGATTTGGCCCGAACAAGTCTCAATCTCCCTCCGGGAGAGCATGATATAACAGGAAAGAATTTCTACCATTTTTGGTGTGAATGTTTAGGAAAGGAAAAATAATGGCCACGTTCTCAGGTATAGTAACATTGAAGTTTACAAATAATAGTGCTGTTGAAGAAGATTCTGAAGAAGATCTAATAAAGTCTTTAGAAGGTAGGAATGCCATAAGAGATTTAGTATATCTTATGGACGAAAATCCATCGAGTGTAAATGTAGTCCAGTTCTCAGTGGATAACTTCGATAACAATGACGATATTGAAGAGGAAGAAGAGGAAGAATAACCATGCCAATTATTAAGATGAGCCCCGAAGATTTTGACGCGATGAAACCATTAGAACCCGGGTGGTATCCGGCAACTCTGGCGAAATTTAATATCGAACAAAATAAAGCTGGTGATAATATTAATCTCGTCTGTGACTTTACCCTTGATGCCTATCCAAAACGACCGTCAAAACGGACTTGGGTAACATCAAAGTTTCTTTCTACTTATGAACAGTTTGTGTTCGCAACGACAGGAGAACATTTAACTAAAGAAAATCCTGATTTCAATACAGATGAGGTTAAAGTAGGCTCACATTATCTTGTCGAATTAGATCAGGACGTATATAATGGTCGTCCTGTAAATAATATCGTCGGATTTTTGCCAGTAGAATAGTCTCTAGATAATCTAGAAATTATCTAACCTAAAGATCGTTAACGCGCTTTCCGTTCTGTATCGTGAAAACCGCGAAAAGAGGCTAAAATAATGTATAATATACAAGGTATTAAAAAATCTTTAGAAACTGCAAAGGCCGATGTTGAATTATATACAGAACAATTACGAATAGCACTAGAGCAGCAAAGAGAAGATCCTTTTGTTGCTGATGATGTTATTACTTTTATTAAATTATTTGGAAAAGATCCGAATGATCCCCTAACTAAAAAATATACTTATGTTGGTATTAAGAAAAATGGGTCCTGGTGGATGTCTGGTAGATCTTCAGGACCCATTACTTGGGAACAACTTTGGGAATATATTAATAAAGACGAAAAAATTACTCCAACAATTTGGTGTGTAACAGAATGGGAAGAAAGGAAAATATAATGAACGACAAATTTAATCCATCACATTACATAGGCATTGATGGACTCGAAGCTATTAAAGTTATAGATGCATTTGAACTAGACTTCTATAAAGGCTCAGCAGTTTCATATATCCTCCGCGCCGGCCGAAAAGCCGGGGAGCCAGAAATAGATGACCTTCGAAAAGCACATTGGATGCTAGAACAGAAAATTCTCAAACTGACTGTTCACATGGGGGATAAATTTCAAGCTAAAATGGTTTATCCAGTTAAGGGAGATGCTATAAGAGATATCAATATAAAAACTTTTACCCTTATCTGTCCCAATTGTAAAGTCGAGGGAGATGTTAAGAGAATAGATAAAAATGAAAACGTTCCAACCCCGTACTATTTCTGCCGCGCGTGTAATTATTCTTGGCTCAGTGAATAATAATGGGTAATCTAATCTTACCACGGGGTCCAGGCTCCGCCGATATTATGTTTATCCTGGACTCCGCGACGGCCGATGATGCTAAAGCAGGTTACGGTTGGACGGGGAATTACACTTCAATTATCAAATCTCTTTGTAAAGATAATGGGATCAATTATGAACAGACATACAGAACTCTCTTATTCAAACAACAGTTAGAATATGGAGGTAAGAAAGTAAAGGAAAAACGTGCCGCCTTACTACAAGCCAAATCCTCTCATAATTATGAGGAAATTCTTAGAAATGAGATACTTCAAATACGGCCGAGAGTTATTGTTCCTTTAGGTGAGCACGCTTTTAATTACGTTACCTTAGAGAAGGGTATTAGTAAATTCAGAGGCTCAATTCTTCCGCTTCGGTCAGACATACAATCGGTTCTTAACCCAGGGATTGTTCGAGTAATCCCAACATTACCGCCGGAATATATTTATGGAAATCCAATCACTAGAATATACGTCTCCCTTGATTACGTTAAGATTAAGAAAGCTACGTTGGAAAGCGGGCCTATACAAAACAATCTGATTATTTGGGTCGCAGACTCGCCAGAAAAATTTTCTAATTACATTCGGAGAGTATCCGGGAACTATGGAGTCTTCGATATTGAGTCTAAATTTAACATTCCCGTATGCATTGGATTCGCATTTTGTGACACAGAAGGTTGTACAGTTCCCCTCTTGGATAACCAACTTAATAGCTCCGAGCGTACAATTCTTTGGCAAATGGTTGATCGTTTTCTTAGATCACATTCCTGGATTAACCAAAACATTAAATATGACACATTACTCTTAGAAAGATTTGGTTTTGAAATTAAAAACATCATCGGAGACACAGCCCTTCGCCAATCAATTATTTATCCAGAATTACCAAAGAATCTCGGATTTCTCAATTCCATTTATAACGACATACCATACTTTAAAGACGAAGGAAAGGATGCAGGTAATCGTGAACAATTGTATCTCTATTGTGCTAAAGATTGTGTATCTACATATCAGATATACCACAAACAAGAAGAAGATCTTAGAGATCTTGGATTACATCAATTTGAAAGAAAAATCCAATCTTTGTTTTGGCCCTATATACGGATTGAGCGCCGTGGAATCCTAATAGACGCGGAGCGTCTAGATAGACTAAGAATCTATTACGAAGGGGTTTATTATACCCATCTTCAAACCCTTAGGAAAATGGTGGAAAATGAAGGATTTAATCCCCATTCTCCATTACAAGTAAGTACTCTAATTTATGATGAACTTAGATATCCCATTAGAAAGAATAGAAAGACAGGAGGTTTAGCAACAGATGAAGAAACATTGGAGGAGTTATATACTTTCCACAAACCCGGACGGAGTTGTGATTTCGTCTCCGGAAAATCGATTCTTGAACTTATCATTGGATGTAGAAAACTGCACAAAGTCATCGAATACTGTGAGACACCAATTCACCCTGACAATAGAATGCGTGGTTCCTATGACCTTGGAGGAACAAAAACAGGTAGAAGTGCTTGTAAATCAACCACTGACTATTTACTTATCAAAAATAATGGAAAATTTGAGACTACTGAGATTGGTCGAAGTCTCCAAACAATCGGAAAACATGGATTCCAAATAGGAGGAATTTGGTATGGAAAAGATCTTCGTTCTATCTTTGTACCGACGCCCGACTATATATTTGTGGAAGGGGATTTATCGCAAGCAGAAGCCCGTGTGGACGCGGTTCTTGCAAAAGATTTTGATTTTCTCAGCAAATTCGATATTAAGCCAGGAGTCCACGTACTCACTGGGGAATGGGTATTCGGCTATACTATTGATAAAAAGTCCGAGCCAGATAAATACCATATCGCTAAAACAGTCCGACACGCTGGAGAACGGAATATGGGTCCAGATAGATTAGCAATGATGATTCAAAAAGATCTTCCATTTTGCAAAAATCTACTTGATAAATTCCATGCTGCCCAACCATCTATTAGAAAAGTCTTTCATAAAGATGTCATCGATTTTATCACGGCTAATCGGTATCTCATCTCACCACATGGCCGGCGCCGAGACTTTTTTGGAAAGCCGGGATATGAAATGTTCAACGAGGCCATATCACAAATTCCTCAAGCAACTGTATCGGATCAAATCAAATTCTCTTTACCTTTGCTTGAAGATGCTGTGCCCTATGCAATGTTTAATTACGAAGGCCATGATGCACTTATGTCAGAAATTAAATTGGATCAAGTACAGGATTATTGTGCCCACTTTCGAAGAATTGTGGAGAGAAACATTGATTTTAGAAATTGTTCTCTTAGTAGAGATTTTGATCTTAGTATTCCTTGTGAGTTGTCTTATTCTGGAGAAGCTTGGCAAAATATGAAAGGAATAGAGGAAATTTTATGACGAACGAACAGAGAGAAGCGAGCATTACTATAAACAATTTACAGGCCGCACTCGCCGCCTGCGAGGAGAAGCTGGATACCTGCCAACAAGAATTAGCTGAAAAAAATTATATGCTATGTAGAATTCAAAAAGAAATTAATTATATGCATGATGAATTAATTGAAGTTGAAGCCGAACTCGTCGTCTGCAAAGAAAAGCTTGCAGTGGCAAACAGCGAACTCTCCCGGCTGCGAGCGGCGTTGGAGGAACCATATGACGACGACATTCCCTTCTAATAAATTAAAAAAGAGAAAAATAAATGAATGCCCTCCTTCATTACGCAGTATATGAAATATACAGAGGATCTAGAATCCCCGACATCGTTTTTCTATTGGTCTGCAATTACATGTGTCGCCGGAGCACTTCGTGACAATGTATTCTTACCACAAAAGAAGTCTAACCTATTTCCCAATCTCTATACGTTATTACTCGCTGATTCGGGCATTGATCGTAAGGGTACACCGTTGGGAGTGGCATGTGATATTTTAAATGAGTTACACAATACAAAAATAATACGAGGTAGAACCAGTGTACAAGGCATTCTTAAAGTTCTCGGAGAACAGGAAATGGATAGAGAATCGGGAGTATCTACCTCAGGGGGTAGTTGCTTTTTATGTGCGGAAGAATTGGCAAGTTTTTTTGTTACTGATCCTCAGGCCATCCCCCTTATCACAGATATCTATGATTATAGACGTGAATGGACATCAAACCTTAAGGGTGAGGGAAAAGTCACCATTAAAAATCTTTGCGTTACTATGCTTGCTGCCTCCAACGAAACCCATTTACGTGAAGTATACTCCAATCTCGCCGTATATGGAGGTTTGCTCGGTAGAACATTATTTGTAAAATCGGATGGGCGCCGGCCCCCGAATGCAATGTTCGGAGATGATTTAGATTTGTTGAAATATGAAGAAGCAAAGAAAGAATTAGTTTGTGCTTTAAAGGATATCTCAATTCTCAGGGGGCCGTTTGAAATTCAAGATGAAGCCAAAACAGAATATGTAACATGGTACAAACATCTTTACAAAAATTATGGGAACAAAACAGATAAAAGTGGTATCATCGCCCGCATCCATACAACGGTTGCCAAAGTAGCAATGATACTAGCTGTGGCAAATACTCGAACATTGTACATTATGAAACACCATGTAGAGGAGGCAATATCACAGTGCATAAAGCTCTTGCCGAATTATGACATTTTTGTTATGGCTTCAGGAAAAGGCACACTAGCCGAAGCAGGGTCATTTATGCTTAATGAGTTATTGACCCAAAAGAGTATTACAAAGGGGCAATTCTTGAAGAAATATTGGACAGAAGTAGATGATGAGTTATTTGAGAATATGGCAAAGACATTAGAACAGGCAAAATTGATTACCTATTCTATAGAAGGTAACAAACAAGTATTTATATTAACAGATGAAGGAAAGGAAAGATTAAATGGAAAACGAATGGGTGGGTAAATGGACTTGTAGAGATGGTACCGAAGCAGAAATTGGAAAAATGGTTCTAGATAGATATTTCTTTGGATTAGTAAAGGTTTGTGGGAAGGATATTCTCACTATGTGGAAATCCAACGGGGATCATTTTTCTGATAGCTCTTATGATTTGATTACTAGAAAAAGGGAGAATGAGATATGAATATACCTGTATTTGTATTATTCGTAGTAATAATTATAGCGGTGTTTTGTATTTACTGGATAATAAAAAAGGGAGAATGAGATATGGATACGTTAGATAAATTAATAGCTACAGTACTCGTAATAATTTTATATCTACTGGATGTTATTTTCAATCCATCAGAATGTAAAATCTATTTTGTCTCTGGTTGAATCTGACCACGAGAATCAATCTGAACAGGAACTTGATGGCCGTCGTTAGTCTGAAGCATCAGCCCCGTGGCCCCTTTTAAACCTTGTAAGACAATTCTGCTTGTAACTGTACTTGCAGGTGCGGTTACAGGCATTTTTGTTCCCTCATACATCGCCCGGGCTACGGTGGGATTCGTGAGAGTCTTTCCCAGATATTTCTCTACCCCTAATAACATTGCACTAGAACCCAAACCTGTCATAGCTCCGGTATGTCCTTCAGTAAGTGCACCCAATAATGCCGGACCAACCGATAATGCCATATGGCCAGCTTTTACCATAAATCCATATTGCATATAAGGATGAACATTGGTCGGGGATTCCTCTACAGCAGAAAGACTATTAAATAATCTCTTGGCATTAGAATAGCCTTGTGATCCTAAAGCCGTTTTGTAAATATCCTGCTTCGAAGGATCTGCCAATTCATTCAAAGCTTTGCTAGCAGAGAATTCTCTAGATGTAACATCAGTTCCAGTCTCCCCAATTTTCCTAAGGGCCAATTGAGATAGACTTTCCCTATCTCCCGTTGCGTTAATAAAATTCCGTGCCTGTTCTACAGATCCTAGGGCATTATTCATTATGGTCCGATAAGTCATATCGGGGTCTACGCCGTGAGCCAGTAATTGTTGAGCGACTTTAGAATCAGCCTTATTGGATTTATCAATCAAACCATCTTGATACTGCTCAAAATCGGCAGTCTTTCCATTTTTTACAGCGTTAGTGTAACTATCGATAAATCCAGGACTATTCTGTTTAACTTGATCTGAAGCCTGCTGAACAATTAATTCTGGATCATTTTTCAAAAGACCGGAGCCAATCTTATTTACATAAGTCTTTTGTTTCTGTATTAGAGCCGCTTTGTCTTTAGACGCCCCAAGCTGTTCCAGTACATTCGCGGCGGGACTATTGGTTGCTTGAGAAACTGAAACTCCGGGATAATCCTCGGGCAATTGTTGTAAGGCTTGTGTACGCCCGGCGTCAGAATATTTAGTAAAAAGTTTAGATGCAACTCCCTTTATTCCTAGTTGTGCTAATTGCCCTACGCCTTCTAAACCTCCCATAGAAAGACCATTTTCTAGTGCTCCCCCAATCATTCCCCCCGGACCTTCACTTGAATGTTGAATTGCTCCGCCGATTCCTCCACCAGCAGCCGCACCTAATACCGCTGGAATTCCACTCGTCCCCATAGAGCCTAACATTGACAAAGCCACCGGCGCGACGTTTTTTGCTGTATTTATAGTTTCGCTTGGGGTTGCCGCGTTAATTGCCAATGGCCCACTTTCGGCGGGGCCTCTCATTTGTGGGCCGAGATCTCCCAAATTTCCCTTATCTTCCGGTCCTAGTCCATAAGGTAATTTTGGACGGGGAATTCCCGGAGCATTAGAAGGTGCGTTTTGTCCAAACCAATCAGTTTGTGGTTTATTCTGATCAAACCAATCTGGCATTATTGAACCACCTTAGCCCCAAGTTTTACAAAATGATCAACTTGATTCTTGGGAACGGGTTTAATTGTACCATCCGGAGCTTGTAAATTTACTGTATCCCCTCCGCTCATTCCTCCGAAATTCGTTACTCCAGATCCCGCAAGAATTTTATCCGCCTGTTCCGGGGGCATTCCGTGAAATGCACCTTTAATAGCCCCGTTGAAAGTTGAAAGGTGACTATTAAAATTCCTCATATTTTGTTCTTTAGTTAATCGAGGATCAAATAGACCTGTAACTTGACGAAGAATTTCCGCGTCAGATTTTCTATTCTGTTGGTCAAAGAATGTAGCAAGTCGGCCTCCTTGGGCCTTTAGATTGTCTAATTCTCCCGCAACATCCCCGCCAGGAACTACACCTCCAATCAATCCTCCAGTAATCCCTGCTAAATTTGTTCCCCCTGGTTGATCTCTGGAATATTTTGCAATGACATCTTTATAGTGATTCATTAAAGCATCAATAGCAGTAACATTACCAAGAGTATCCGAAACCTTTTTATCGGGGATTACATACCCAGTTTTAGCAGCGATATTGGATACAGATAATTTCTGTGACTTACTTAAGATATTCGTTGGAATTTTCCCACTAAATACGCCTTCAGCCAAATCTGGGTCATCTTCATCCTCCGCTGCCCCGGCAATTTTCGCCCGAACTTGCGCCGCCGATACTCTATATTGCCCCGCGATACTTGCCGTTCGAGCATTATTATTCCCCCGGGCCTGTTCTAGGAGAAGAGATTTTTTAAAATTATCTTCATCCTTTTTATCTTGTAAATTAGTCTGTCGGGCCTCATTAATATCCGATATTTCCTGCTGTCTTTTTAAAAGAGGTTCAGTCATCTGAGCATAAGCATCAGCCTTATTTTTGGCTTCACGAGCAACATATCCTGGATCAATAGTAAATCCGCCGGGGAATGCCCCTTCACTTCCTGGAGGTTTCATGTTCCAAGGTTGGGTTTGAACATTTCCAGACGGTTGTCCAGAATCAGGTTGCCCTGTATTAGGAAGACCTGTTTCCACCGGAGAAGGTTGATTTGCAAATAACGGGGCTTGATCTGGACTTCCAAAATGTTCATTAAGCATATTGGTCAATTGCATACCAACTAATGCCTTATGCAAACCCATCTGTTGCATCTGAACATCATTGGCTTCTTTATGAACTTTATATACTTGATCTAATTGTTTCTGATGGAAGTCATGAGACTCTTGTAATTGTTCTCTTTGTAACTGTTCCTGTTCCTGCGCGTGCCGATTTGCATTCGAGGCAACATATGCCTGAAGGATATTTTCAAGTGGTCCCGCCATTAGAAACCTCCCGTATCATAAGATCCCGGAGCATCTGGAGAATAATTAGGATCAGAATTATTCGGTGTTGTTACTCCACCCCCGCCCAAGTGTAATAATTGTGCAATAATACCAGCAATTCCAGAACCGCCATTAGAACTATTTCCGCCCATCAAATTTCCTGCGCCGAGACCGCCTAAAAGTCCCCCGAGAACTCCGCCGGGTTGACTAATAGACGCTGTTCCATTTACAGTGCTACCATAAGGTTGTGCCCTAAATGCATTCACAGCCCCTGAGAGATTCTGCTGTAATAGTTGTTGGCGAATTAATGGAATACTATTCATAAATCCAGTTTGTTGCCCCGTAGTATTCAATGTATTGGCTTGTTCTTCAGATGTAGCCAATGGGGAAGAATAGGTTAAACCTCGGGCCGCAAGAGTATTTTTAAGGATATTAGAATTGGCCCTTCCACCGGCTGCAATCTGTTGCATTCCAGTAGAAGTGTAACCCCTGAGATCCGGCGCCGCCAATCCTGATAGAGCAGAACTAATAACCCCATTCTGTAATGGTTGTACATTACTAGGAATATTCGGCGTAGAAGTCTGCGATGTTGTACTTTTCTGTGCTCCGCCCCCTAATGCCCCGGCGGCTGCAGAAAGTCCCAATCCAATTAGTGGTGCAAGAAATGCCATAATTTATCCTTAGGTAGCGGCTACCTGAGCTGTCAATACACCGTTTGTAAAAGTCATTGAACCTTGTGTACCGCCGCCTGTTAATGCTGCTGTAATAATGGTTACGGTGATCCCTGGAGATCCACCAATAGAAACATTTAAAGTTGTAGCATCAATTGTAATACCAGTATCAGTGATAGTAATCTTATTTGTACTTGTATCATCGCCCTTAAGAGTTAAAGGATGTCCCCAAATAGTCAGTGGAGTTTGCGCCGCCCCTTGAAATCGAGCTGCGACTTCATCATTTTTGAGTTCTAAAGATAATTGCCCACCCCCTGGATTCGGTCCGGGAAATGGCACGGAGCCTTTAATAGCGACAAAATTAGAATAAATACCAGCCCATGAATTACCAACTGTTGGAGAATTTACAAATCTTCCAAGATCAAATGTCCCATCAGATCCAGTTGAAGGCCCGGCGTAGAAATTATCATTCCAAAACGAACCACCGTCCAGAGGATTACCAAGATAAGGTTCATGATTAATATTGACAACTTCACGATTTAGAAAATTACTTCCAGTTGTATTATCTAGAATCCAGAATCCGGCGGGGAAGGATATATTAGAAGCATCCTTAGAAACACTTATTGTCCACTGTCCAAATCCATTAGCATCCAATGGTCCAGTATCAGGAAATACTCCACTCTCAAACCAGGTTACAAATCGAGTGAATATACCAGCAAGAAAAGTCTGAATCCGACGCCAGATATTAGCTTTATTCAGAAGATTCGGAATTACCGGCATCGTTTGGGTTGTGCCGGGGACATTTGAAACCGACGTTTGTTTCTTTAATTGTTGATGGGTAACAAGATCATTCGGATTCTGCCCCGCGCCGGCGTTAGAAATCTTTCTCCCATGGAGATCCTGTTGCTGATTCTTCCATAGATTCAATTGATCCTGAAGATCCTGTAGAGCCTTAGATGTGGCTTCGAAACTAGTAACTACTGTTTGTGCAGACATTATCCCTTAACCGTTACCCATTTATCCTGCGAGGCCATACCAGAATCTTGTAATCTAAACTGTCCTTGCCATGAATAGAATGGTTGAGTAGTATCTGGTGATGAAAATGTACATCGGAATATTGTCCCAATAAGACCCTTAGGAAGTTTCACATTATATACCGTATCTATTCCTACCTTAGTAACGATATCAATACTATAAGACAATACATCGTCAAGATACACACTGCAAGACAAACTAGGAGTAAAACTAAGCACCCTATAGCGGATTTCAAGAAATTTTCCTACTCTATCCACCTGAAATGGACCTAATTGTTCAAATAGTCTCGGCGTTGGTAACTTCTCTACAACGGTCGGGGCTTGTAATCCATAGAATTCAAATTGCCCTTGTGCGTAATGCAACGGACCTTCGGGGACAGTTCCTCCGTGATATTCCAAGATACCGCCATAATCAGTCCCAAATGAATCATCCGTAAAATAATAATAAACTGTTTGTTTCTGGAGTGTATTAAAGAGAGTGGGATTACTGGTATCTGCAATTCCATCCACAATAGGGGTAAATAAGATATCTTGCCCGAAGGTGTTGATAATCATCGGTAATACCCGGACTCTTTTTTTAGAAAGAATTTCGAAGTTATTCTGAGGGATAACAAGATACTGAGATAACGGAGGCATTTTCTCAGATATGCATTCTTCAAGAGCCAGTCCATAATATTCGAAATATCGACCTTCTTCTGCAGAAATTGTATGAGAGATTTCAATTCCAATTACCTCCGATTTAAAGGTATAAACCACGGTCGATTTTCCATCTTGATCGGTATCGATAGAAATAGAAGGTTGCGAATTACCATCGACGATAATAGTAAGAGTGCAGGGGGTTCCTAGAGTATCTAAAATG